ACAGGTGGTGTTAATTCTCAAGCTGTAACTGATTCAGGAACACCAACAGCTTTAACAATAGCAGATGGTGCTTTAACTGGTACTGCTCAACAAAGAGTTATAGAACTTACAGGATCTATTTCTGGAGCTAGAATCGTAACTTTTCCTTTACTTACAGAAAATTTTTATTTTATTAAAAACGGTACATCCGGTGCATCCACAGTACAAATAAAAGCAGCATCGGGTTCAGGTGCAACAGTTACTTTTTCAGCAACTGACAAAGGATATAAAATTATTTATTTTGATGGTGTAGCAACTAACACCGGTGCTTTTGAAGTACCTCTTGGAGAAGCAGGAGATGTAACTCTTACTGGAACACAGACTTTAACAAACAAAACTTTAACTAGTCCTGCAATTGGAACAAAAA